CGACCCAATGACAAACTGGCGTGTATTAAAACACTTGCGAGGCTTTAATCCAAAAGCAGTCAAAATCGACTTCTAAAAACAACGGAAAATCCGACCGCACTTTACCGTGTGGCGGATTGCTACACCTTAAATTCACTAAATTGACGAAAAAGGAAACAAAATGCAAAAATTTACTGATGTATTCGCTGAAACCATTCCATTCTTTTGTAAAGCAGCTATCGCCTTTACTCTCGCTTTTTTAATTGGCGGTATCGCCTACTGTTTTGCCGATGAACCTACCGACTGGCACAACAATGAATTAAGCCAACAAGTCCAACAAGAGACACAGTGTGAACTGAAAGGTGGCGTATATGAAAACGGCGCATGTTTACCACCTAATCTTACGCTGGCAGTAGAAAAAGAACTACAGGCTTACACCGCACAAAAACAAGCTGAAATTAACCGCACTTGGAGTAAATAATGAGACTGACTTACAAAACCTACGCAGAATCGGCAGTAAAAGCAGAAAAGAAAGGTCATTACCTTGAGGCTGCAAAGAATTGGGCTGATGCTAAACGCCATACCGCAGTGCAAAAGAATATCGAGTATTGCCAACATCGTATTGATTTTTGCGAAAGACATCACTTCCGATTGAAATCAATGAGCCAGGAGCAAACTATGAAACCTTCCGATGATTACTACTATCAACTCGATGCGGCTCACCAACGTAAAGTGGATTGGCAAGCAGGCTATGAAATCGCTTTAGATGAAGTCGCCACGGAAATCGACAATGATTTAAAACAAGGCGATCAAACGCATTATCACGAACTCACCGAAATGTTGTGTGATAACGATAATTTCTGGCTTGCTATTGGTAGCGGTGCAAGTTATGAGCCTTATAGACAAGAGGCAATTAAAAAAATCGCCGAGCGTGAATTGCACGCAAGAATGAATGATTATGACCCAGATTAATGGAGGGGCGAGATGACAAACCAAGTCCAACATCAACAAAATAAACAGCCACCTGCGCTTAAAACATTTTTTGAAAGTGCGAATGTGCAAAATAAGATTAAGGAACTTGTTGGCAAAAATGCGGCAACCTTTGCAACAAGTGTTATGCAAATCGCCAATAGCAATGCAATGCTTAAAACAGCAGACCCAATGAGCATTTTTAACGCGGCTTGTATGGCTGCGACACTGAATTTACCACTACAAAATGGCTTAGGCTTTGCCTACATCGTCCCTTTCAGAAACAACAAAGAAAAGAAAACTGAAGCACAATTCCAAATTGGCTATAAAGGTTTTATCCAATTGGTACAGCGTAGCGGGCAATTTAAACGCTTAGTCGCATTGCCTGTGTACAAAAAGCAACTTATCAAAAAGGATTTCATTAATGGTTTTGAGTTCGACTGGGAGCAAGAACCCGAGCAAAACGAAAACCCAATCGGCTATTACGCCTATTTTAAACTGGTAAATGATTTTTCGGCTGAACTCTATATGAGTCACGATGACATCGTCAAACACGCTCAACGCTACAGCCAAACATTCAAAAAAGGCTATGGCGTATGGCACGATAACTTCGAGGCAATGGCATTAAAAACCGTAACTAAGTTATTGCTATCAAAACAAGCTCCACTCTCTGTTGAAATGCAACAAGCTGTATTAGCCGACCAAGCCGTTGTGAAAGATGTGGAAAATCAAGAGTTCAACTACACCGACAATATTCAAGAAGCGGAGTTTTTAGCGGTTGTTGATGAAACCACATTCGAACAATGCAAACAAAGCATTAAAAATGGCGAAACCACCCTACAAGAACTTTGTGATAGCGGGGCTTATGAGTTTAGTCAAAAACAGATTGAGGAATTAGAGGCGATTGAGAATGGAAATGTACAAGCTGAAAGCTAGATGCTCTGGCTTGGCTGATTTAATGGTAAAGCCTAAAAGCGGTAACGGAATATCTGCTACAGCAAAAAGTGCGGTGAGAAAGATAGTTAAATATGACCTGTTTGGCTATCAAGATTTTGAGGGGAATAAATATACCGAGAAAGGCATTGCACTAGAAGAACAAGCTATTAAGTTAAGCGGTCGTAAACGTGGATTACCTCTTAAAAAGAACACGGAAAGACGTGAAAATGATTGGATTACAGGCGAGTGCGATATTTATGTGCCAAGTCGAAAATTAATCATCGACACCAAGTGTTCTTGGGATATTGACTCACACCCTTTTTTTGCTGACGAGGCAGAAGAAAAAGCTAAAAAAGCTGGGTATGACGCACAAATGCAAGGCTATATGTGGTTATGGGATTGTGATGAAGCGCAAATTGATTTTGTTCTTCTCCCTACCCCTTACGACCAATTATCAAGCTATGACGATCCAAGCCGATACATTGACTTGGTTGAGCAAATCCCCCAAGAAAAACGTATCACCACCGTCACAATTAAACGTGATGAGAAAATCATCGAAAAAATCAAAGAGCGAGTAGAAATTGCTCAAGAATATTATCAACAACTCATACAGGAGATGAGCTAATGGCTCGTAATACCAACACCGTGATATTAGTCGGTCATTTAGGCAGTGACCCAGAAATCCGCCAATTCCAAAATGGCGGGCAAATTGCCACATTTAATCTTGCTATCGGTGATGATTACCGAGATAAACAAGGCAATACAGTTAAACGTACGCATTGGATACCCATTGTGGTACACGGCAACTCTGCTGATGTAGCAAGACAATATCTGCAAAAAGGCTCAAAAATCTGCGTAACAGGAAAGCTGGCAAGACCAAAACGGCAATAACCGCACCGCACTTAAAGTAGCGACACAATCGTTTGAAATGCTAGACTGCAAGGCAAGCAGTGAAACACAACAACCAACCAAAGACAAAGAAAAACTCGACCCATTAAGCGCAGCAGCTGAACAAGATGGGTTTAATGACGATATTCCGTTTTAGGGGGGGATATGATTAAAATCACCACAACATTAAATGAAAACCGCAGTAGCGCATCAACAACGGCAACAACAGCAAAACCACTTGTGCCTGTGTTGCCTGTAATTAATCCAAAACAAGTAAGAAAATAATCGCACTTTTGCTGTTTTGTTATTTATTTTGACAATTCCGCAAATATTTATTTGTAAAAATAAAGTTGCAACACTATAATGAGCACAATTACACGTGGTTGGCGAAAGCAATCATTGTTCTTTAACTAAAATCGTAGATTTTAATTAGGCTTACTGAACTTTAGTAGGCTTTTTTAGTCTAAAAAGCATAGGAGGTAACAATGAAAAGTTTAAATTTAAATGAAGGTTGGAATGGCTAAAATTATCAAACAGCTTAAGGCAGTAAAAAGAAAAGAGGGGTTAACGTTATCACTATCGTTAATCTCTTTTTTTATTGGCGGATTTTTGCTTTTCAAAGAATACTATAAACCGATTGATCTTAATGGATTAACCCTGCAAGATTGGACTTCAGTCACACAAAGTGCAGTCATTTTTATTTCCGCTATCATTGCCGTTTGCACAATAACATCAACCCGTAAAACATCAAAAGAAAGAGCTACACTTGATGTTGTTTTAGGTGATTATCAAGATAAAGATCTTGTTGAAGCCAGTAATATGATTTTCACCTTAGTTAGAGAGGATAGAAATCAGTTGTTTACCGTTTTCCAAAATGAAGATGGAAAAAAGGCGAATGAACGCAGCTCGCTTCTGCTGGTATTAAATCGTTACGAGTTTTACGCTTCAGCAATGAATCACGGAATTTTAGATGAACAGTTATTTAAACGCTTACATTGCTCAAATTTTATAAAGTTATGGGATGCTGTATCACCAACAGTAATGAGTATTCGAGATAAAGAACGCAAAGATACGCTATTTAAAGATTTAGAAATTCTTGTTTTACGCTGGAAATCAAATCCATTAAGCGTTGATGATTTATAAAAATTAAAGAGTAAATAGTTTTCAAATCCCACTTCACAACGTGGGATTTTTTATTGACACCGCACCAAACTTCGGATTAAGATAACCGCACTAACAATACAAGTCGGTTATCAAACGCTCCGATTCAAAAGCGGTTTTTTTGTACCTAAAATCTAGGTAAAGATCACTTATGATCGGGTCGAGAGAACCTAATAAAATACCTTAGGGGAATAAGTTCCGCCATCTTGTATTGGTAGTTGAAGCCCGATCGCCAACTAAGCGATCAATACTAACTAAAATACAAGGTACAAAAAAATGACAACTCAAATTCAAACAATCCAGTTCAACCGCCAATCTCTAGTTACATTCGAACAAAACGGCACACATTACACCGCAATGAAACCAATCTGCGAAAATATCGGTTTATGTTGGGATGGACAAAGACAACGCATTCAAAGAGATGAAGTGCTTTCAGAGGGAGCGGTTATCATAACCGTACCTTCAAATGGTGGAAATCAACAAATGATCTGCCTACCCATCGAATATATCAATGGCTGGCTTTTCGGTATCGACATTAAACGCTGCAAACCTGAAATTCGCTAAACTCTGATAATGTACAAAAAAGAATGTTATCAAGCCTTGTACAATTATTGGAATAAGCCACAACAACTTGCACTGCCAGAACCTGAAAAGAAATACACGTTTGAATTTACCGAATACGAACTTCAACAGCTTATTTGGTTATGGTTTGCTTTCAAACGTGGCATCGGCACTTTCCAACACATTGAAAGAGCCTTTAACGTTTTAGGCTCGAACATGAGCGGGCAAATCTACGGACAGGCTTACGAATATTTAAGCGTGTTACGTTCTACCAATCAAATTTTAAACCGCATCACAATGCGATTTTAACATCGACCAAATGACAAACTGGCGTGTATTAAAACACTTTCGAGGCTTTAATCCAAAAGCAGTCAAAATCGACTTCTAAAACACCACAAAATCCGACCGCACTTTTTTAAGCCTGCGGCGGATTCTCACACCTAAAATCCGACAAAAGGAACAGAAAATGAACAAATTAATCATTACGCTC